CAGTTGAGTTCAAACCATTTTCTAATTCTTCTCATCTTTTTTACCGTATTTCTTTTCAAACTTTTCCCAGCCTCTAGAATCAAAGTTGGCTACCATAAGATCAAGAGTAATCTCATCTTGATGATCAGAGCACATACCTATACCTTCTAGATCTAGATCAGGTTTATATACTCTATAAGCTTTCTTACCACATTTTATACAATTCATCTTATTCTTATTTAATAGTTAAATGTGCACTCTTTAACCAATCAATATTAGTAGGATCATAACCTTCAATAATGAATGCACCATGACCATCTTCATGAGCTATTGAATACCCATATATTTTACAGATATTTTCTATTTCATTAAAGAAATTAATAACTTCTTTTGGAGTCTTGATAAACTCAGATTTACTTTTATCCCAGCTTTCCATCTTATTCTGATTTATTTTTCCATTCTTTCCATGTATCAAAGTCTTTAAGTTTTTCTAAATATTCCTTTTCTTTTTCTTTAGCTTGGTCTATTACAGATTTTAAAAACTCATTCATATGTTTTCTACCAATAGTTTCTTCTATCCATTGTACAGCTGTTTTTTCCATAATATCTATTTATTCCAAAATAATTCAGGATTAATTATATCCTTTGTATAGTTGACATCTTTATAATTTACATTATTATCTGTCCATAATCCTAATTCTTCTAGTCTTTTACTTCTAAGTGTAAGTATAGAATATGCAGTAAGATTTGCATTATCATCATCTTCACTTAATAACATCCTGAGCATGTTTTGCTTCTCTTCTTCAGTAGCATACCCTTTTTTAACAAGTAAATTTAACTCAGATAGAAAAATAAATGGTTTAAACTCTCCTTGTTTATTACCAGAGGCATACATATACCATAAGTAACCCATGTTACTATCTTCAGGTTTACAAACATCCCAGTGCTCATTACATATATCTTTGATTAAGTTCTTAATCTTTGTATCACTAAAATTATATTTTTTCATCCTCTTAAAAATTTAAACATTGCTTGTAATTTTTTATGTTCTTCTACTAACCACTCTGGAGTAAATACAGCTTGATGACCAGTAAATGTTATTGTAGTGTGCATGTCAATTCCATGAGTAAAATTTGCAGACCATATATTACTTTGTAATACAAATGTAACTGATAATCCACCTGCAATATTATGATATCTATAATGTTGATGATCAAGATTAGATCTGTAGAATCCGTGCTTTACAAGCTTCTTACCTATTTTTTCAGTATCTAAAAGTGTCATAGCTAAAATATGTATCTAATTGTATTCCAAGGAATATATTTATCATGTAACTCAACAAACTGTTTGATATAATCAGCTTTTCTGTTATGTTCATACCTTATATTCTTACCACCATACTGAGAAATTTTAGCTTCTTGTATTTTAGGTACCCAAAGTAAATCTTCTCCCGGAAGATTATGCTGTAGATTATACTTATGCTTGTCCTCATTATGAGTAAGAAATATTACTTCAGCTTTTACTAGGTCAAAATTCCAAAGATTATACTGAGCATGTTTCTTAATTATATCAAACAAAAACTCATACTCAGTCAGCCAATTGTCATGAACAATAACTGGACTAAAGTTTAAGTGTACATCATAACCCGCATATATAAATTTTGGAATAGCTTGAAGTCTCTGATCAAGTGGACTAGTATTAGGTTCTAATTGTTTTCTCCACTTCTCAGGCATTATACTAAATCTTATTCTAATCTTACCTTCTGGATTAAAACTTAGTAAGTTTTTATTTACATACTTAGTAGCAAATGAACCCATAGCAAGTGGATGATCTCTAAAGAACTTAAAAATTGTCTTCCAGTCATGATATTTAGCATGAAGAGCAAAGTCTTCATTACAAGAGATATCATAAGTTACATACTCCCCTGTTTGATTAGGTTTCTCTACATCAGTAAAATAAGCATGTGAATTAATTTCTGTCAGGATATCCATAGTATTTGTAGCTACAGATAATCCTTCCGGTTTATGTCTCTTCATATAACAGTAACTACAGTTATACAAACAGCCATGACCAAAGGAGGGACTGATGAAATCAGTACTCCTCCCACTTGGTCTTATGGTCATAGATTTTCTAGTAACTTTTGTGACTATCATCTAACTGGTCTATATTTTACTACAGTTACTTTACAATCAGTAAATCCTTCTTGTATCATTTCTTTAATGACATTCCATTTACCTCCAGCTAATCCAGCTCCAATTTTAGGTAAACCAATATGCATACCTTTAAAAACTTTATTCATTTCAGATACAATCTTTTCAAAAGCATCATAATCAAATGGTTGTCCTCCAAATCCATATTGTGTATATGCATTAACAACAGTAAGATGTTTATTATTAACAAGCATTGTTTCATAATCTATCTTACCAAGCTTATTTTTATCTCCTGAATATTTTTGATTTTCAAGTGGAAATTCATCACATCCAAAGGCATTAGCCATTTGAGGTGCTATTCCTGCACCCATAGTACAAAAGCAATTGCAGCCATGAGCTACAACATCAAATTCACCCTTTTTAGCAAGATCAATAAGATCTCCACTAACTTCATTATAATTTGTCATTTCTGATTATTTTTCAAAGTAATGTATGATTAACATTACTGCAATAAAAGAAACTATTATAGTTCCTGTAATTAATAATATTCCTAACATTTTATTTACTGTTTCTTTGTTTGTCTTCTTTATAGCTAATCCAAAAACCAATAGCTACAATTATATTCATACCAAAGGAAGCAATAAATTCATAAATATCCTCATAGATGTTAGTCATTAAATGAAAATGTCCTAACATCCAGAAAGGTATGGACAAGTTTTGGCTTATCCATACCACTAGATATTTAATAAAATGTATCATTGTAAAGCTTCAAGATACTTATCAGCATACTTAATACTCCACCAGCTAAATGCATCTCCTACATATAACTTAAGATTATTTTTAAAGTATACTAAAGACACTGTTTGATCATTAAATGTAACTGTCTTATCTTCTTTAGTTTCAATAACTGTTTTTATTAAATTAAAAAAGTCTATTGCATCTTGTTTAGATAGAAAAGTTACTGTTTCATATACATTAATTTGTTGGTATTGTCCATCTTTAAATGTTAATGAGTAGTTTTCTAAAGTGTCACCTTGTACTGTTCTGAATATAGCATGTAATCCTAATGGATTCTGATACAACTTTTCTGATTGTGGTGCATCTTCTACTTTAATTTGTGCAGATACATTAATCCCTAATGTTAATCCTGCTAATAATAAAATTTTCTTCATAGTTTAATCTCCTTCTTCATTGTTTATTCCTTTTACTTTTTCTTTTTTCAACCTTTTCTCGGTACTTTTCAAATTCTTGCTCAATTTGAGATACCTCTGTAGCCTTTCTTGAATCCCTTGATTCAAATTGTTGTAATCTTGCTCTTTCCTTTTCTCTTTCATAAGCATTCCATTCAAATATTTGTAATTCTTTCATTTTAATGATATCACCAATAGTCATTTGTTCTGGTATACCATCATTTGCTTGATAAACTTGCATATAAAGTTCTTTCATTTTTCCCATAACTTTAAACTGTTTTCAATAAATAATTTAATTGTATCCCTTGTATTCTCATGGCCTAAAATGGAGCCCACAGCTCTTAACTTAGTGTAAAGCTTTCTATCTAGATCTACTGTTATTTTAACTTTTTTAGGAGTTCTAGGTATCTTTTTAATTACACTAAAATCAAATGGAAAACATACTGAATGAACAAATACATTTTGCATATACTCTTTATCATCGTAATATTGCAATACAATTTTTTTGTTATGATTAACTGTATGTCTATTATGTCCAGTTGCTGCTGCTATACCATGCTCAGTCATCATAAATCTAAAAGCAAGTAATCCAATAAGATAACTTCTTTGGTCAACTAAAGATCTTTTTCTTAACTTTTTAGGAATTTTTGAAAGAGCATTTATTACATCTTCTTTAGTGTAATCTTCCATATTAAATTAAATCTAATTCTAATTCTTTTTCTTTTTGAGCTTCAAGTATTAGTCCTTCTATTGGTAGAAATCTACTAGCATCATAATACTCATAAGGAAATGATTTCTTAGTAAGGGTAACTTCTTTTAATCTTAAGCCCATTCTTCCGGGTTGTAAACCCATATTGGCAGTTTCAATAACAGTATATACTGCTCCTTCTTCTAGCCATTCATCAAATGATATTTTTTTTGGTTTATTGCTGGCATCAATGCATATAACTTTCATAACTCTCAATCTCTGTAATTAATTCTAGTTCTTCAAAATTATTTTTTAATTCTAACATATCTAGATAATTACCTGATTTTACAGAGCATTTCCCCTTATTATGAGTTATAATTGCACACTGTTCAGCTTGTTCAGGCTCATGCTCACAATATCTTATGAGGCATGCCATAACATACAAAAAATCATTTGAGTCATCATTATACAATACTAACTTATGTGTTTTTGTATCTTCCATATTATCTCAATATACAAAAAATTTAGGGGTTAATCAATGTTAACCCCAAAATCTTTCCATACAATCTTAGTCTGATCAAATCCTTCTAAAGCTTCTTTTACCCATTTTTCATCTACAGTATTCATGTAGCATAATATATGTACAATAGCTTTATCATCTGGATTTAACCGGAGTAATCTACCAATTCTTTGACTTGCTTTCCTTTCATTACCATAAGCATGAAGAATAATACCCTGTTTAAGATTAGGTATGTTTACACCCTCATTTAACTGCAATACAGTTGAGAGCTTAGTAATTTTACCATCCTTAAACATCTGAAGGTTTTCTTCAGAAGTATTATTATTACTATGATAACTATGCGGGCAAAGCTTGTCAGCCTGTGCTTGTGTGTTTGCAAATAGAATACACTTACTATCTATAGAGTCAAATAAAATCTTTGCATACTTTTCTTTAGTAGGATACTCCATCATAGCTTTCATTCTCATTACACGCAAAATATGCTGTGGTCCCGAGCCTGTGTCTATTCTTGTACCCCAATAAGAATAATTCTTTTCTTCAGAAGTTGGAAACTTCTTACCTTTTAATTCAACAAGATAATTATTCTTTTTGCTTAAATAAAGCTGATGTACAATGATTTGATAATCATTTAGTATTTTATTTTCTATAGCATCATCTGCACCAAAATTAAATACTACTGGACAAAACTCAGCTACTAGACGGCCCTTTTCAGAATTCTTATATTTAGGAGGAGTACCTGTTAAACCAAGTACTCTACCCTTGTAATTTTCAAGAAAACTTCTGTGACTGTCTAGTAGACTGTGAGCTTCATCTAGATAAACCAACTCATAATCATTAGGACTATGTTTGTTAAGACTTAAGTAAGTAGTAAATGTTATCCTCTGTAGAAGATGCCCCATGTTAAATTTCTCAGCATCATCTTTCCATGACTGAAAAATAGATTTCTTTGGAGCAACAACAAGTATTCTCATTAATTCTGTAGAATTTTTATCTATATGTGTTAGGCCTACCAAAGTTTTACCAACTCCTGTACCTAATACTACACTACATTTTTGTTTGTTATTAGTTGCAGCTAATGCTTCTAATTGTATTTCATCTTTTGTCATAAGTATTATTTTAACCAATTCATTGTTCTTGCTTCAGCAGGATGTGCATGAATCCAATCATGGCAGTTCCTACATACTGCAAGCCAAGTACTTTGAACTAAATAGAAAGCATCTCTATTAGCACCAGCATAGGTATGGTGAATATCAGTAGCATTATGACTACATCCATTCACCTTTACCATACACAGGGGATTATTATTAAGATGTTTTTCTCTTAGTTTAAGATACTCTTGATCTTTCTTCTTTCTTTTAGAAGAAACCTGAGAGATAGCAGATTTTGGTTTCTGTGCAGTATCTGTTGGTTTTTGGCAACTCCAGCAATATTTGCAGTATCTGTATCCCTCATGATTCTTCCATATGACAGTCAATTTCTTACAACCGTCACATTCTTTAAGCTTTGTTTGCATTTTTCAATCTGGGTAGTGTGACTGGTTCTTCCTGTAAACTTAAAAAGTTTTTAGGCAAGATTCCTTCAGTAATAAAGATAGCAATAATAAAATCTTTATTCATGTTTAAATCTTTAAAAGTTAAAGTGTTTTTAAACTTTTCATCAGTCTCAGAATTCTCCAAAAACATCTGTGTCATTGGACTTTTTGGAAACAATGCTTCAAATATTAAATTAGTATATTCTATTGTAATCTTTTGTTTTACAATATTCAATACTGATTGTGCTCTTTTGTAAACATTAATAATTCTTTGTTTCTTTTTACTACAAATAGTAGCAAGTTCCTCTTTATTAAGAGCTTCTAAACCATATAGTGCTCTTTTATAAAGATAGTTTTGATAAGGTGAATACTTATCTTGTTCATATTGCATGTAGGTTTTACCTGCATTCAATTGATAATTTTGATAATCTTGTTTTAACTTTTCCATTTTAATCATACATTTAAAATTCATAAATAAAATAAAAGGGGGCTTTTACACCCCCTCCTATTGGCTGACTAACTACAATTAACCTTCAATAGTAAAATCTTCATTAGGCTGCATTGCCGTTGCTGCTTGAGATGCAGCATATGCAGCACGTAGTTCTCCTACATTATCATGTTCAACAGTTGTATCTGTTGCTGCCTCATTAAAGGTAAATTTAGTTCTACGGTAGATTGGAAGACCACCAAGAGTACATACAATACCTGTTTCACCAGCTACTTTAAGATCTCTTTCTGGATTCTTTTTGTTAAAAGGTTCCAAAGACTCTTCAATAATAATCTTACCATCTAATCCTTGTCCAGCATAAAGATTCATTTCTTTTAGATCTTCTACTAAACCTGGCATTAAAGCAGAAATGCTTTTTCTTCTTACAAAGCCATTGTCATCAATCATGGTTCTAGTTTGTTGTACACGTACATAACCATAATCTGACTTTTCTGAAACATTAATAACTGCACCTGTTTCATCTGCTACTACAAAAACTTTTGAGTTCATAACTTTAGTTTTAAAAAATTAATAAATAAATAAATAAATAGATGTTTTGAGTAGATACTATTATGCCAGTTACTCACTCTGGCAAAAAGTGTATAGCCCTAAAGACTATATATCCAAATTGTCTGATAAATCAATAATATCATCAAAAGGGATGTCATCCGATATGATATTATTTATGTCTTCATCATCCTGTGGAAGGAATTCAAAGTCATAATACTTTTCTTTGGTGTTGTTTTCAACAGCCGAACCACTAAATGGATCCCTAATGTGTTCACCATAGTCTATTGACATGAGGTACTGTATATCTTCATCTGTAAGATCCAGATATTCCTCTATTGAGAGGTGAACTACTTTCCCATTAGGGAGTTGATATAACATTACCTGCATAAATATATGCAGATAAATATATGCTATTTAAAATGAAGTTAATAGTTTAAACTAATAATATTTAGCAATATATAGCTAAACAATGAATTGGGGATATTGCTATCCCCGTATCATTTGGTCTGGAAAAGCATATCTCAAGATACACTTCTTTAAAACTCTTCAATAACTTCTAAATCTTTTCCTTGAACATAGGTTGTATCTTTCTTTGTAGTACCATTGTCTAAGACATCTGTGTACTCAATATGATACTGACTATATTCATGATAACCTCTAAATTCTTTTATAGTTACCACAACCTTACCATCTTCATCAGCAAATTTCTCTCTGATATCTTCTTTATTACTACCCCAACCAAGGTTATCTACAGGTATTTTGCATAAAGTACCATTAGGTATAATATCAGGTAGTTTATCACCCAACATTAGTTTGAAAAAATAATCAGTAGCTTGAGCATTACTGCACAACATAGGAGTAAGTAACTTAACAAACTCCTCAGCATTTGAATCTTTGATGATTTTACTAATAGCTCTTGCTATATCAGTATCATCATAACTAACACTAATCATCATGTTTTTACTAATCATTTATTCTTCTATAATCTAATACTTTTGCTAACAAAGCTTCATTAAAGTTTGTAAAGAACTTCTTATCAATCATTTTTTGCTTGATATCTGGCTCTTCACAACTGTAACAGGTTGATCTCACTCCTGTTTTAATCAACTCTCCTTCCGGAGTTTTGATATCTGTCTTAAGATTAAATCCTAAAACAGATGTAATTAAATATCTATCCATGACCAAACATATTTTTTAATACATTCATTGTTCTTTCTTTAGCTTCATGATTTTCCATCACTCTTTGTGCAATCAGTGTTGCATATACAATTTCATTTGTATGCTTACAATTAGAAACTATTTCTTCTAAATAGCTATGTAAATGATTTGTAGTTGCAAATGATTTCAGACATAATAGAGTAAGTTCCTCAGATCTTTCTTGAGTAATACCTAGTATATTATGAAGATATTCATCTTCATCATTTATAATTAGAAGTTTATAAGTTCCATCTGGATTATATGTCTTCTGTTTTCTCTTAAATATTTTTCCTAACCAATTCATAAATCATAATTTAAATTAATATTAGTGATCCCATCTGGAGTCGAACCAGAAACCTACACATTAGAAGTGTGTTGCTCTATCCAATTGAGCTATGGGACCAAGTAAGTAGACTATTACACCTTTCATCTACTTAGTGCGGTCAAGGGTGCACACAAGGGAAATTACATAATTACTTGTTTCTCTTCATACTTATTTTTAAGTATTCTAGAAATCAAGTTTAAATGATACATTACATCTTCAGGTTTAATTTCACCTGTTTCAGTTAATAGGGAGTTTAAAGCATTTGGAAACATAGCAATCCATCTGTCTAACTCAGCAAATATAAGATCTTTCTCAACTGCTGCTTCAGCACGAAGATATTGTTCATCATTTTGTGGTTCAACTACTTCCTGCTTTGGTTTCAAATGTTTTCTCCAATCATATGGAGTTTTAGGTTCTCTTTTTGCTCTAGGTTTTGCATCAGTTTTCTTTCTGTAAACTCTTTTTGGTTTGTTTGTTTCTGCTGGTTTCTTAGCCATTTTTATTAATTATTAATTGTTACTAAATAGCATAGTCCATAATACAAGGACTATACCCACTGCAATAAATCCATACAACATAATTGTGAATGGAATCATTCTATTTTCAAAATTTAATTGATCTTCTAATGAAGCAATTTTAAATTCTAAGTCAGATATGGCAATCATTGCCATGTCAACACTAATACCACTATGCTTATAGTAAAGTATATCATGTCTTTCAGCTTTTAAAGCTTCAATTTGTTTCTTTAATTTTCTTCTACTAATCATTCTCAAATATATTAAAATCAATATTATAGTTACTAAGTAACAGAAATATATAGCTAAAGTCAAATGCAAATACAATGTCAAAGACCTTCTCTTCATTCAAAGGCAAATACAAATACTAAGTCTCATTGTTATCAGCCAGTTATCTCACTCTTGGAGTAACCTGTCTGATGATGAGTTCTATCTCAGTTTTTATAGTTGAAGAGAAGCGGTTTATAATGTATATCAAACATTTTTCTTAATGTGGATAACAACCACTTGCTATAGTTAAGAATTTCTGTTACTAAGTACAAAGAGTAAGAGAATCAGCTTGTGCTTATCTCTTACTCACCTATTTCAAATCATTCCTACTCAGCAGTAATGAACATGTCAATTACATGCTGAAATCTAGGATCAACATTGATTCTCAATGCTGCAGCTTCTTTAATATTCAACTCACGTTGACTATTAAATTCCATAGTAAGAGTATATAACTCACTTTGATACATCTGCATTTCTGCTTGATAGTTATCAAAGAGAAGTTTCTCTTCTTTTGTATACTCAGCAGCTCTATCTGCATTTTCTTTCTGAATACGTGCATTCTCATCACTAACTAAGTTCTTAACCTTAGCTTTGTAATAATTTACACGTTGCTCATACTGTCTATGAGCATCTGCAATAGACTCATGCATACCCAATAAAGCAGAAGATACATGGTGTTTGGTAACTTTGACCGGAGTCTTTTTACCATCTTCCACTTGGAACCACTCAATACTAGGAGTATTAGGTAGGTCCTTTCTCAACTGAGACAGTTTACCATTCTTATGAATGAACTGACCCAAATGAGCTGCCATGGATTCTACTTGAAGATACTCAGAATACTCTGCATCACTAAGTTGTTTCCAACCCCATGATTCATCAACAGTATCTGTTGGATCCCAATCAGCAGGATATAGTCTAACTGGTTCTACAAGATGTGAAAAATCAGGTCTTGTATCCCTTAATCTTTCTATCTCAGCTTCTTTAGACTTGATAGCTTCCATAAGGAATGCCTGACATGCATGTAGATCACCCTTGTTTTTTAACTTATCAAGGATATCTCCTGGTATTGGCATACCCTCTTGTAGTTCATATAATTGTCCACCAACATTAATGGATTTACTACAGTTGTTGTAAGAATCCAATTGTCTTTGGATTTCCATAGCATTTTGATTACACAAATTGCTAATTGATTGTGCTTGAGACATACTCAAACCTTTTGTAGATAAATTTCTCATGGTTTTCTTTTTTTAAGTTTATGTTTAAATTGATTAATAAGTTTAAAAAATGGACAGTTTGTCTTCATGTCCAGGAATACGTAGCATATCACTACCTTTCTACCGTATCTTAGAATGGGAGTAAGAACTTACTATCAAGTTCTTCATCCCATTGTCTTCCTGCATAAGAATGGATATTCTTACGAGGAAATAGTTTCTTTGCACATTCAATTGCAAGAGCATCATCATATACCCCATAGTCACCAGACTTGTAGTATAGAATCACATCATCACCAATGATCTTAATCCAACCACCATTGATAGTATACCAGTCATCTGGTCTAAAGATGCTACTGATATCACTATGGCCATTAGATACAAATCCATACGGATCCCAACAGAATCTAAATGAACTATCATCATAAATACCCTGCTGTATAATGAACTTGATACCTTTATGCATCTCAAAGTTGGTAAAATCAAGATCCTGAGAATACACTTGATATGCAATAGTTCTCATATGATCTTTTACTTTGTTAAGTTCATCATATTTCTCGTTATACCATCTTTCATAGTCTTCTTTAGTAGGACCATCTTCTTCAACTATAGTTGGTGTAGATGAAGCTTTGACAGATTTAGTAATCATATCTAATCTTGCTGCAAGAGTAATGATTTCATTTTCTTGTTGAACCTGGAGTTTATATTTTTCAGGTTGAACAACAGATAGAAATAAATCCATGTCATCTTTAGTAACATGATCATTCCACATACCACCAGCAAATGATTTAAAATCACTAGTTGGTACTTGAAA